CGGCGTAATACGGAACAACTTTCCGCATTCTGTCTTCGATGGAATTTTTGGGCTTGGGGGAGTAAAGGGTAATGCGCTTGGGTCAGGGCAAGGAGCGCATTATACTTATCTGCCAAGGACTGGAAAGGTTGCTCGTAGTGGCGATGTTGATTTGGAATACGAAAAATCTGTTGAATTTTTAAAGAAACAATTTCCTAAAGCGTCAGATGATCAAATTGACTCTCTTTATCGGGCAACGGCAGAAGATGCTGGCAACTTCTCTAGCTTTAAGGACAGCACTTTTGATGGCTTGCTTTATGGGGATGCTGGAGAAAGAGCATGGATGGCCCAAAATTTACGAGGACAGATGGCTGTTGATCAAGGCTTTGACGCAGTAGCAATGTCTGATGAATATGGCACAAGCTACTTTATTCCTTACGGCAGCAAAGCTGTAAATATTGGCAAAAACTTTGATTGGGACTCTTATAATACAGCAACCACTACAGCACCTAGCCCACTAGAAGGCACTCTGGATATGTCTCAGGCTGGTAAAACAATCAGCACGTTGCCGGGGCGGAATGAATTGAAGTGGTGGGTTGATGGTGGCGATGATGCTGTCGAGAGAGGGTTCCCAAAAGAGCCGTTTATTCTTTTGGACAAGCTATACGTTGATCCGCAAAACAGAGGGGCTGGTGCTGGGCGTCAAATCCTAAGAGATGGGCTTGATGACATGGCTGCTCAATATCCCGGCATGGATGTTCGGTTGTTGGCAGAGCCTTTGGATCGAGATACCAATCTGTCGGATTTGGTAAGGCTTTATGAGTCGGTGGGGTTTGATGTAGACGGTTATGAGGATGGCATGTCTGGTGTGCCAATGTCGCTGCGACTGCCTAAAAAAGCCAACGGCGGTCTGGTCGACCTTGTGGACAAGTACGCGAAGGGTGGGCTCGTCCAGAAGTATACGAAGGGCGACCTCGTCCGTCAGTGGCTGAAGGGATACCCAGAGAAGAGTCTGGCCCCGCTCAAGCGCGCAGACGACAAGAAGGCAGAGACTGCCGCGCTCAACAACTGGCTCGACACATCGCTTGCGAAGTACATCAAGCGCGACTACGGCTCGCCGAATGATCCGCTTGCTGCGCTGGCGCGAGAGCAGAGGCATGTGCCATTGAGGGAAGGAGTGCTGGGCGAGGCACAGGCCGCGTATGTGTGGCCACCAAGGCAATTCGGATCTCAGGCCGGGTTAATTCCGTACGTCAAATCCACTCAGCCGCGTTATTTGGGCGACCGCGATGCGTCGGTATTGGCAGAAAATCCATGGATCAGCTCGCTTGCGCCAGACACGCCGCTGTATCGGGATGTCGACACAAACGAGCTTGGCATAGCACATCTGCGGGATGAGCTGTACAACGCGATACGACCTGATTCGGATCTGCCAGACCAGCTGCGCCTGCAGCCAGAGTCGCTACCTCGCGTGTCGGTTGCGCAGGCGTCGCAGCTGGTCGGCAAGATCAATGCATGGCGTGCTGCGGAGAGCGCGAAGGCTGAGCTGGCCGCGTCAATGAACCCGGCTACGTTCATCCACAAAGAGTACCCAGAAAAGAACATGCGGTGGGTTGAGATCAGGCCCAAGGACAAGCTGACGAAGTTGCCAGATGGCTACAGTCTTGGTCCAAGCAATGATATGTCGCGCCAAAGCGGCAGGTTTGTGCTGTATCATCCTGACGGCAAAGAGTCTGCGCTCGGCAGTTACGCGAGCGAGGAAGAGGCGCTGAAGAAGGCGCTGCGAGTGATTGGCGACGATGGCGGCTACCAGAACATCAAGGACGCGCTGAAATACGAAACCGACCATATGCATCACTGCATAGGCAATCCAGACAGCGGCTATTGCGATGATGTGTTCGACGGACTGTCGCGGGTATTCTCGCTGCGTGACAAGCGAGGAGCGCCACACGTTACGATTGAGACAAGCGGCCCAAGAAGCAGCGACATGTTGTCAGATGAAGTAATTGACGAAGTTGCGCCCGGCACGTTTGATGATTATCTAGAGCAGCGAACCAAGCGAGGCGGATACTCGGACTTTCACAGCTACGTGCAGAATGTGCGCCCTGACGTATACGAGGAGCTGATGCGACCCGAAATTCGGCAGATTAAGGGCCACGGAGACCGGATGCCCGTTGATCGGTATCTCCCATTTGTGCAGGATTTCGTAAAGTCGCAGAAGTGGGCCAACGTCAAAGATCTGCATCACACTGGCATGCGCAAATCAGCTGATGCGTTCCAACCATACTCTATAACAAAAGCGCGAGCAGAGGGCATCGATCTGCCTGACTATCTTACGGAGCAGGAGATTGCGGATATCACAGCAAAGCTGCGTGCGATTAACAAACCTGCAGGCATGAAAGAGGGCGGTATGGCCAGACCAGATGTGAGAGACAACCCAGACAACGAATCCTACGAAGAGTCGAAGCGTCGAAAGAAGACAGGCATTGACATGCTCGACAGCGCTCTGGATCCTCTGTACGCAATACGCGCAGGCATTCGTGCGCAGTACCGGCCGCAAGATGTTGTGTGGACTGACGATGAAGGCAATCGGCACAGCTACACGGCGCCGGGCTTGTCCAACAGCACCGTCGGCCTTGGTATGTTCCTGCCGGGCGAGAACCCGATGTCAGATGCGGCAATGGATGCGTACACAAGCGGCCTGAACTACGAGAACGAGATGGCAGGACTTCCGTCGAGCGAGCTGATGAATAAGTACACGCACTTCGGCAACACTCTTGGTGAGGTGCTGGGTCAGCTGCCCATCGGCCCGGCTGTTGTTGGAAGAGGCATGCTGAGCAAGGCGGCCATGGTAATACCGGATTACCTCGGGCCGTTCATGCGGCCTTCGGTTGGCAACTATGCTGGTGCTGCGATGGCCGGCGAGGCTTTGCCACATTTGATTGGCGGCATGATGTCTCTGGCTGAGAAGTACGGCCTTGGATCCGACACACCTATCGACGCAGACGAGTCTGATCGGCTGCTGGCGTCGCTGGGCATCGAGAGCGTTGGCCGCAAGATCGACAACGCTGGTATCGACAGATACATTGCAGAAAGTGAACAGCGGGAAGCGGCCCGTGAGCGCATGGCGTCGATGGTCTACGGCTCGCTGCCGAGGTATGAGAAAGGTCAGCTGGTGAAGGGGGTCAACGATGCGGCAAGGGCTGCACGCGAAGCCAAGGGCATCACCAAGTCAAAGCGCAGAGTCGAGTCCACAGGAAAATACGTCGGAGCGCCGGCAGGCGTAGATAGTCCGCAGGCGCTTGCTGCCATGCGCACCAAGTACCTGCAGGATGTTATGGCTGGAGTTAAGGGGCGCAAATGGTACGGCGATTCCAGTGATTGGATTCAGCTGGCCACAAGCGACGACATACAGGCGGAAAAGCTTGCAAAGTCGCTGGGCGTAACATCGCAGGGTACAGGCGTCGACACCAATCTGGGGTTTACGATCAATGCGTTCAACCAGAGGGCGGCGGGTCAGCCAGTGTCCACTGGTAGATTCCCAAGCAGCCAGTCGCCGATTATTGAAAGTATTCTGGATGATGCAAGTACATACATCGGGCCGAAGCGAGATCCTTTTGCAAGAAATCTTGGAGTCAACTGGAGCCCAGAGCTGGCCATCCATCCCGTGCATGACATCTGGCAGGGGAGAGCGTTCGGCTACACCAATCCTGACGGCTCGCCGTGGGATGGAGGATTCTCTTCGCAGCAACACGCATTCATGGATGAGGAGATGAAATTTCTGATAGATCGCGCCAACAAAACAGAGTTGGGCGGTTATTCCGATTGGGATCCACTGAAGGCGCAGGCCGCAGCTTGGACCGGCGCCAAGGTTCGTGCAGGCGATATTGACGCGGACGATGCAGCAAAGCACTTCGGCAGCTTTGCTCCAAAGTACAGGGCGGCAGCGACGCACGAACAGGCGCCCGGCGCAGGGTCTGGCCACTTGGCAGACTTGCTGTCGATGCCATACGAAGACAGGCTGGCCTACCAGATGGACCCAAGATCGTCGTGGGTGGACGGGAAGGGGCGAGACAGGCTGTACGCTGCTGCTGGCCTGATCACCGAACCATCGCAGCGCATGGTGGGCGCGTACACGCCAGCAGGTGGCACGCTGGAGATCAACCCGGGTGAAGTGGCCAGACCATTGGTGATGACTGCTGACGGCGCTGTAACTGCCAGAGACAGGCAGCTTATGGACATTGTGGAGTCGTCCAGAGCGTTTGTGGATGCGCAGAACGCTGGGGCGTGGCACAAGCCTATCCCGCAGTCGCAAACTGGCGCAGGCGCTCGCTCAAGCCTTTCCATACCGCTTGAAGCTAACCCATCGCCAAAGTCAATGAGCGCGCTGTCTGCGCTGGCCAATAAGTACGGCATGTTCGCGGTGGACACCGGCAACGGGGTCAATCTGATCAACGACCCGTGGTCGGACATAGGTGCGTCACGTACCGGCACAACGCTTGGCAAGGAGCTTAAAGGCGACATGGGTAAAGAGCTGCAGGCTCAGCTTGGGGGTGTTCAGCCAGAGAGATATAAAATTGACACCGGCTACCAAAATTATCAGGATGTGCTCAGTCAGCCCGGCACCGGGCGCGCAACGCAGAGGTTCCTCGACAAGCTGGACGAGAATCAGGCGCTTATGAGCAACATCGAGCCAGAGCTTCGCTCAAAGGCCTATGCCAACATGCTGCGCGATGAGCAGATGGCGAAAGACAAGGGCATGAGTGTTCGCGCCGACATTCAGCTGGCGAGAAAAATCCTCGCCGCTGAAGGAGTGAAGGGGTTGAGGGATGCGCTTAAAGCTGGCGTCATTTTGCCGGCCGCTGCGGTTGCAATTCTCCTACCGGTGCTGAATCAGTCGCAGGAGTCGCAGCAGCTGGAGCTTGTGCCCGGGAGTTAGCCGAAGGAAACATCCGTACACCGGAAGCGCGAGTGATGGACTCCAGCTCTTGAGCCTTGGTCATCTTACCGAACCAAAGCCTAATGCCGGGGGCAATTTGTTTGTAAGGCATGGCATCCTCCATAGAGGGTATCGGGCAACATAGCCCAGTACACAGTATATACGAACGCAGCAAACACGCAACAGGTGCGCAACATGGCAGAAGATCGTACAAGCGAAGACGAAGAGCTGGTAGAGATTGACGAAGACGCAGAAGCTGACGTTGAAGAAACCGACGACGGCGGTGCGCTCGTCACGCTCGACGACGGCGTTGAGAATGCGCAGAAAAGCGAAGAGCACTTTGCCAACATCATCGAAGAGGTTGACCAGCGCGAGTTGTCCCGGCTTGTATCTGACCTGCTGGACAAGATCGAGATCGACAAGGAAGCCAGACAGCGTCGTGACGAGCTGTACGAAGAGGGCTTGAAGCGTACCGGCATGGGAAACGATTCGCCCGGCGGTGCGCAGTTCAGTGGTGCCACCAAGATCGTCCACCCCATGCTGATCCAATCATGCGTGGACTTCTCCGCTCGCGTGATGAAAGAGATATTCCCGCCCGGCGGACCAGTCAAGTCGAAGATCTTTGGCAAGATCGACAAAGAGAAAACCGACAAGGCTGAGCGCAAGACCGACTTTATGAACTGGCAGATGACGCAGCAGATCAAAGGGCTGCGCGCAGAGCATGAGCAGCTGACGACCCAGATCCCACTTGGCGGCGTGCAGTACATGAAGTGGTACTGGGGCGGCACTCTGCGTAGACCGTGCGCCGAGTTCATTCCGGTTGACGATATCTTCATCCCGTTTGCGGCGACCAACTTCTACACCGCCGAGCGCAAGACTCATCGCCAATATGTGACTGCGCAAGAGTTTGAGCGCCGTGTCGATATCGGCATGTACCGTGATTTGGTGCTGGCCAGCTCGCCTGAGCCAGACTTCTCGAAAGCGTCCAAGGCCAACGACAAGATCGAAGGCAAGAAGTCGTCGCCGTACAACGAGGATGGTCTGCGTACCGTGTACGAGATATCGCTGATGTGCGACATCGAAGGGGATGGCATGCGGCCGTACATCATCAGCATCGACGACAACATGCAGCGCGGCCTGAACCTGTACCGCAACTGGGATCCAAAGGACGAGAACTACGAAGAGCTGATGTGGATCGTGGAGTTCCCGATGATCCCGTGGCGTGGTGCGATGGCAATCGGCCTGACACACATGATCGGCGGCCTCACCGCTGCGGCAACAGGATCGCTACGTGCGCTGATGGACTCCGCTCACATCCAGAACATCCCGACAGCGCTGAAGTTGAAGGGTGGCCCAATGTCGCAAACGATCACGCTGCAGCCTACGCAGATCGCAGAGCTTGAAGGTGGCCCGATGCAGGACGACATCCGCAAGCTAGTGATGCCGCTGCCGTTCCCCGGCCCGAGCCCTACGCTGTTCCAGCTGCTGGGATTTCTTGTTGATGCCGGCCGTGGGGTAGTGCAGACATCGTTTGAGAGCTTGGCAGATCAAAACGCAAATGCTCCCGTGGGAACCACGCTGGCTCTGATCGAACAGGGCATGGTCGTGTTCTCCAGCATCCACGCACGCATGCACAACGCCATGGCCGAGAGCCTGAAGATCCTGCACAGGATCAACAGCAGCTACCTGACCGAGGAAGACATCAAGAAGGCTGGCGACTTTGAAGTCACGCCGGCCGACTTTGATGGCCCGGTTGACGTTGTTCCGGTATCCGACCCGCAGGTGTTCAGCGAGGCACAGAGGTTTGCGAAGGTGCAGGCAATCCTGCAGCGAGCAGACGCAAAACCGCAGCTGTACGACCCTCGCAAAGTCGAAGCAATGTTCCTGCGTCAGATGAAGCAAGATGAGGACATTCTGGTTAGCGGCGGCGAGATGGAGAATATGGATCCCGCCTCTGAGAACATGGCGGCGGTCATGGGTGCCCCTATTTTCGTACTGCCGACACAGAACCACATTGCTCACCTGATGGTGCATGTGCCGTTCACGATGTCACCAGTGTTCGGAGCGAACCCGGCAATGGCCCCGACGTTTGCCCCTGCAATGATCAGGCACCTGCGAGACCACGTTCTGCAGTATTACGTCACCGAGTCACACCGAGCGGTGGACGACGCCACCAAGGACAAGCTGATCAAGCCAGACGACGCCAAAGAGCAGGCTCGCCTGATCAACCTTGTACAGGAAGAGGCCGAGCCGATCATGCTGAAGGTGTCGCAGCTGATCGCGCACATGCAGTCAACGCTGCCGCAGATGCCGGCGCCGAATGCTCCGCCCGATACCAGTCTGGCCGTGGCCAACATCAACGCCACAGTGAAGCGCGAGGCGCTGCAGCAAGACGCACAGAAGGCTCAGCAGGCAGCTCAGATCAAGATGCAGGAGCTGCAGGCCGAGCAGGCGCAGCGAGCTCAGGATGCGCAGGCAGAGCAGATAAAGATCATGCAGCAGGAGCAGGCGCGCGCGCAGCTGGTACAGTACGAGCAGCAGCAGGAAAACATGCGCACAGCCGAAGAGATGGCTACACGCGAGCGCATGAACACGGCCGACAACACGACCGCTCTTCAGCTGGCCGAGGCAGAAATCGAATCGGGCAACCGAGTAGCAGTAAGCACAGGGACTGGGATAAACCCGGGACCATAATCAGGAGAGTGACATGGCGAAGAAAGGCGACAAACCAAAGGGCAACGATGTGAAGATATCAGCTGACAACACGCCGCAGCACAAGCGCTACGCGATGGGCATGGCGATTCCGCAAGGCAAGGGCGAAAAGAAAGCACCCAAGTGATCAGCGAAAAAGTTTTGATGGCACGGCTGGAGAAGCGACAGGCCGAGCTTGCAATGTCATCGCTCAGAAGCCCGGGGGACAAATCGTCGTTCACGTTTGGCGCAGCAAGCGGAGTGCTGGCCGGGATCGACTACGCCCTCGCGGAAATTTTATCAATGATCAAAGAGGAAAGAGAAGGTGACAACGACCTGTGAAGATCGCGTCAGGCTCGATGGTGTTCCAGTAGTCGTGGAGCAGAATCAGGCAGGCGGTGCGATAGTAATGGCAAGGATCGAAAACACGCTAACTGAACAAGCATTCCCCAAGGCAGACCCGGGCGTCATTCCGTTCGGTAGCCGCGTGCTGGTTCAGATCAGAAGCCCGAAGCTGAAATCGGCTGGCGGCATTATCTTCCACACTGAAACCAAAGAAACCGAGAAGTGGAACACGCAGGCCGGCAAGGTCATTGCGCTGGGTCCGCTCGCGTTCAAGAACCGCGACACGATGCAGCCATGGCCCGAAGGCAACTGGTGCCAGCCCGGCGAATATGTCCGCGTTCCCAAGTACGGCGGTGATCGGTGGGAAGTACAGCTGCCAGACAAGTCGTTCGCAATGTTCGTGATCTTCGCGGATCTCGACATCGTGGGCAAAGTAACCGGCGACCCGCTGGAAATGAAAGCGTTTCTCTAACACCTGAAGGAGGTGTCACATGGCAAATGAATTGATCGATGACAAAGATGACGACAAAGGCTCTCCCATTGAAGTGGTGGAAGGCAAGCAGCCGGGCAGTACGCTCTCGCTGAAAGACCAGCGGGATGACGACGACCATGACGACGATGCTGATGATCGCGTCACAAAGGCCGATGACGATGACGACAGTACCGACACGGATCGGGAAGAAATTCGTGAGCGTCGCCGGCAGGAAAAGAAAGACCGCAAACTGCGGCAGGAAGAAGCCAAGAACCGTTCGCAGAAGGAGCTGAAGTTCCTCCAGCAGCGCAACGAGCAGCTTGAGCGCCAGTTCTCAGCACTTGATCTGCGTCAGCGTCAGGGCGAGCTGACGGACATCGACAAGCACATTCAGGAAGCCGCGTACCGCTACCGGCAGGCCGAGCATGTGCATGCAGCCGCAATTACCGCCAACAACGGCCAAGATGCGACCGCAGCGATGCGATACCGCGATCAGGCCGCTGCCGACATCAGGCAGCTGCAGCAAGTAAAAGCGCAGCAGGCTGCAGAGTTCCAGCGCGTGGCCCAAGCCGCCAATGCCCCGCCACAACCAGATATTCTGCCTCCTGAGCAGATAAAGCTGGCAAGAAAGTTCATTGAAAAGCACTCATGGTACGACCTGCAAGGCGGCGACGAAGACTCCAAGATCGTCAATGCCATCGACTCGTCCCTGATGGCCGAAGGCATGGATCCCGCTTCGTCAGAATACTGGAGCGAGATGGAATCCAGAATGAGGCGTCGTCTGCCAGAAAAATTCCAGCGCCAGCAATCGCGGAATGATCACGACGACGGCGATGACGACCGCCGGCCGGCGCGCACACCAACAGGTGGCCCACAGCTGTCTGGCGGCAGGGCATCCGGCGGCAGCTCAGGCAGGCAGCAGGTGTACATCAGCCCAGAGCGCAAGCAGGCGATGATTGATGCAAATGTTTGGGATGACGCCAAGCTGCGCGAGAAGTACATCCGCAAGTACATGGAATACGACAAGGCCAACGGCTCGCGCCGATAAACCACTTGCATCAGCTTTTTCACACTGGTAAATATAAACAATCGCTGTAGGAGCGACCATGACTGACATACGTAGCAAGAAATCCGTTGGCAAGACCCGGGAAGATCGCAAAGTGGGTGACCGTAACGTCACTGAGAGCCGCGAACTGACCGAGGGTGATCGGGTTGAGATGTTCAGACAAAGTTTTTTTCAGTCCGCATTGCCGGACTTGCCGAAGATCCCGGGTTACCACACCTGTTGGTTGACCACGACGAATCCACGGGACTCACTCGCAGGGCGCTTGCGCCTCGGGTACGAGCCCATCAAGCCGGAAGAAGTTCCCGGCTGGGAATACGCCACTCAGAAGACTGGCGACTACGTGGGCATGATAGGTGTAAATGAGATGCTGGCGTTCAAGCTGCCCGAAGACTTGTACAAACTGTACATGAAAGAGGCGCACCATGACGCACCGCTACGTGAAGAACAGAAGCTGCGGGACACCGCAGAGGCTATTGCTCACGAAGCTGAGAAAAAAGGCGCTCGGTTGCAAAAGGGTGAAGGCTTGGCTGACATTGTGGATGAGCGTGACGCAGAGTTTGAAGTTTAACTCGCGCCATAAACTTATTCATTAAGCTAAGGAGAAACGCATTATGTCCGCGACAAATGCACCCTTCGGCTTTCGTCCCTCCTACCATCCAAGTGGTCAGATGCGTCCGAAAGCCTACACTATCGCCAGCACCTACGCTGCGAACATCTTCCAAGGTGATCCAGTTAAGCTGGTTGACGCTGGTACTGTTCAGCTCGGCACATCTGATGGCACGCGCTCTGGCACTGTTGACGGCATTTCGCTGCTCGGCGTGTTTGCTGGTTGCCAGTACATCGACTCGCTGGGCAAGCCCACCCTGACCCCGTTCTGGCCCACCGGCACCACTGCAA